TCATACAAGTTGAAGGACTTAATAACTTTCAGAAAATGGCAGAGTATATTCTATTCTACACAAAGAAAGATTTGCATTTAAAGTTAAGACAACGTAGGTTAGAATTAGGTATTAAATCATCCGATATTAGTAAAGAAATACTTAGTAAAAATGGAAATGTTACTGGTTGGTACAGTAATATAGAAACAGGTAAAAACTTTCCTACAGAGGAGACTATCAAACCTATTACAAAGCATTTAGGTTTTACTATGAATGACCTAGTTCCTAAATTCTTCAATCAAAAGAACTGTCATTCGGTATGGCAATATGAGTTTGATTCAAAGAAACTTGGACACTTGACACCTAAACCAATTGAATTACTTAAGAATGTCATCCATCATTGTACTGAGGAGGGCGATGTAGTCCTTGATTGTTTTGGGGGTAGTGGTAGTACAGCAGTAGCTTGTATTGAGACAAAACGTAATTACATATTGATAGAAAGAGAACAAAAGTATATTGACATATCAAAAGAAAGAATAAGTAATGCAGTTCCGAAACTGTCACAAGACATTGATACACCACTCACAAGAGTGCTATAATATAGACATCTAAAGAATACTAATGCAACTAAGACCACATCAAGAGCAAGCAATCAAATCAATGACAGACCACGACAAAGGACAAGTCATTGTTCCTACTGGTGGTGGTAAGACTATCTGTATGATTATGGATGCTATCAAGCAGTTAGAATACTATGGTACAGTTGTGGTCGTTGCACCACGCATACTACTTGCAGAGCAACTATGCAAAGAGTTTATGGAAATCCTTGACGAACATTATATTGATGTGTCTTATTTGCACGTTCATAGTGGTAAAGTTAAAGGAATGTATAATACCACAAACCCATTTGAGATTCAATCTTTTTATGAGACAACAAGTGGTCGTAAGATTATATTTACAACTTATCATTCACTTCACAGAATACAAGAGAGTGGTATCAATGTTGATACTATCTACTTTGATGAAGCACACAACTCAGTACAGAAAAACTTTTTCCCTGCTACTGATTACTTCTCACAGTATGCAGGTAGATGCTATTTCTTTACTGCTACACCAAAGCATAGTCGTTCTCCTGAGAAAGCAGGTATGAACTGGATAGAGGTATATGGTGGTGTGATATGTCAAGTACCTGCACCAAAGTTAGTCAAGCAGGGTTACATTCTACCACCTAAAGTTAAGGTGTATCGTTCAAGAATACTCAAGAAAGATGAGTTGGTTGCTGATAGAGACAATGAGCAAATGATTGGTGCGATTGATAATCTTGACAAGAACAAAGTATTGATATGTGCTAAGTCAACCAGACAAATTGTTGCACTTGTATCACAGACAGATTTCGTACAGCAACTTGCGATTCGTGGTTACTCTTATATGTTCATCACAGCAAAGACAGGTGCGATGATTGATGGAGAGAAGGTTGACAGAGAGACTTTCTTTAATACTCTTAATGAGTGGGGTAGGACAGACAAAAAGTTTGTTGTATTGCACCACAGCATACTCTCAGAGGGTATCAATGTCAATGGTCTTGAAGCAGTATTGTTTATGAGGTCTATGGACTACATAGGTATTAGTCAGACAATCGGTAGGGTCATTCGTAAGGGCGATGCGGACAAAGTATTCGGTCTTGTATGTGTACCAGTTTACTCTAATGTTGGTATTACTACCGCAAGAAAGGTTGAAGCAGTAGTTGATACTATTTTCAACAAAGGACAGGCAGCTACAACAGTTATTACACGATGATTAACGTACCATTTTCATCTGAATTTTATACAGTTTTCCCTGCACCTAATTCAGATGAGTTAATATCTAAGATTGATGATGTATGTAATACTCAACAAGTAGATAATGATTTCTTTGAGTGGGGAAGATATTGTAAAGTTGATAGAATACCACTTATATGGCAAAACTTTTATGATTTGTTCAAACCAAGTTTAGAATTATTATCTAAAAAATTAAATAAAAGTTTTGATTATACAATGTATGACCCTTGGCTAAATTTATATAAGAGAGGTTATTATCAAGAGATTCACGACCACGCAGGTCTTGATATATCAAGTGTATTCTTTGCAAATGATGGAATTGATTTTGGAAAATTCTTTTTTGTAGATAGACATTCCTGTAATTTTTCAGAAGAGTATGAGGATTTAATATCTTATACAAATCATCATCAACCAACTGTAAAGAAAGGAGATATTATTTTTTTCTCTAGTCATCTTTTACATGGAGTTAGTTCTCACGAAAATGATGAAATAAGAAAAACATTATCAGTTAATTTTAAATTAAAAAAGTACAATGAGTAAGATAGTATTAGTCACAGGTGGATTTGACCCCATACACTCAGGTCATATCTCATACTTTAAAAACGCAAAAGAGTTATATCCACATACACCATTGTGTGTGGGATTAAATTCTGATGATTGGTTAATTCGTAAAAAAGGAAAGTATTTTTTACCAATGGCAGAAAGAAGAGCTATCGTCAAAGAACTAAAACCAGTTGACCTGACGATTACTTATGATGATACAGACAACTCATCCAATATGGCAATTTACAAGTGTTTACAAATGTACGATAAAGTGATATACTGTAATGGAGGAGACAGAGTTAATACCAACGTGCCAGAATATCTTAAATTCCAACAGAATGACAGAGTTATCTTTGAGTGGGGTGTTGGTGGCGATGACAAAATGAACAGTAGTTCTTGGATTTTGAATGAATTTTTAAAACGATGAAAGACACAATTTTATTTGGAGATTGTAAGGATACACTAAGTGAATTTTTACCACAGAGTGCAAGAACTTGTGTGACATCCCCACCATATTATGGACTAAGAGATTATGGTACAGCAACGTGGGTAGGTGGCGACCCTAATTGTAATCATAGGAGAGACACTAAAGTTAATCCTAAGAATTGTATTACTGGACATAAAAATCATGATGAAATGGCAGGGGTAGGCGATGCAATATACAAAACTGTTTGTCCTAAATGTGGTGCAATTAGACAAGATAGTCAGATAGGACTTGAAGAAACACCCGAAGAATATATTGAAAGTCTTGTCAATGTATTTCGTAATGTCAGGGATGTTTTAACTGATGATGGAACTCTATGGGTCAATTTAGGAGATAGTTACTATAACTATAGACCAGGAAAAGGTCAAGCACTTGTTAAACAATCAGTATCTAAAACAAAACAAGACTTACCTGATAAGTGTGCAAAGAGAGCAAATAAATTAGATGGATTGAAAGAAAAAGATTTGATCGGAATTCCGTGGATGTTTGCCTTTGCAATGAGAAATGACGGATGGTATCTGAGACAAGATATAATATGGCATAAACCAAATCCAATGCCTGAGAGTGTGAGAGACAGGTGTACAAAGTCACACGAATATATATTTTTGTTCAGTAAAAATAAAAAATATTTTTATGACAATGAAGCAATCAAAGAACCCGCAAAAGATTGGGGAACAAGAGACAGAACAAACGGAAAATACCACAACGAAGGAACAGGACTACAACCACATAGCGGTCTTACAAAAAGTTATCCAACAAAGAATAAACGATCTGTCTGGTCAGTAACAGTTAAACCATATAAAGAAGCACATTTTGCAACTTATCCACCTGATTTGATTGAACCTTGCATACTGGCAGGGAGTGAGAAAGGAGATACAGTACTTGACCCATTTATGGGTGCAGGAACTACAGCTGCAGTTGCAAAGTCACTTAATCGTCATTATATTGGTTGTGAACTTAATGAAGATTATGGTAACTTAATTCAGAAAAGAATACAAGATTATCAACCAGTTAACAAAGTGGCACAAGAGCCTTGCATTAACATCTTGGATATTATATAATAGAAGAGTAAACAAAGGAGAGACAAATGATTGAAGGATTTGTATTGACACTAGCATTGATGACATTTTGTATTGGTTCATCATTTGCAATCGTAAAATTTGCAACTAAAGGGAGATTATTTTAATGAGAGTTAAAGTAGAACTTTATGTAGCAGGTCAAACTTTTACTGAAGAAGTAAGAGCAGTTGACTATCAGGAAGCAAGACAGGTAGCACTTGCAAGAAATCCTAATGCTAGGATTATAAGTGTAACAGCAGTATTTTAATGGCAAGAAAAGTTAATTATCAAACTTTTTACCCTACCACACTCCCCTCTTTGTTAGATGCCAAAGTTGGTCAACCAACTGGTTATGTAACAAAGGATGGTTCGTGGGCTGCAGTTCCATCTGATGGAAGAAAATTTGCCATTGTTCATAATGGTATCATTGAACACTTCTCAAAGAACTTTGAATGTGCTATGATATACATAAAAAAAGGTATTCAAAAGGAGAAGAAAAATGCACGACCAAAACTCAATTGATGCTAAAGAAACTTCTGCTGAAAAATATCAGCGAGCGTTAGATTTATTTACTGAATCAGTATTAAAACCTGACCATAATTTGCGTGGTTGTGCATATAATCAAGGTTGTTATGAAGACTTGATGGAAATAAGAGAACACGTTTTAGAATACCTAAAAACATTAAAAGAAGTCACATATCATACTAACCCAGATGAGAGTGATGAACTTGAAACACAGAAACTCATTGATACAAAACCACTAGCAAAATGGCGGTAATGTGTTCATATTAATACATTAATACTAGGGTAAAAATATTAAAATAAATAATGTGAACTATTAATTTACCTTATGTTATCTACCCAATACCGTTTAAAATT